GCTGCCGGGAGGACGCCCAATTTACCCAGTCCATCAGAGAGCAAATCGGCGTTGATGAGCTTGAGCACCCGTCGCCGGAAGCCCGCCTCCATCATCTTGAGGGCCGTCTGAAAGGCAAACTTAGAATTCCGGGCATCTTGGAGCAATTTCCAAGACATGTTGTACAACCCGGCGAATTCTTGAATCGAGAATGCCGCCTCAGTCGTATCGGGGTCCAGATTCGACGGCAACGCACCGCCTTCGGCCAAGCCTTTCCATGCGCCAGGATTCTGCACCATGATGGGCATGATGAACTGGCCTCGCCCACCAACGGGCTTCGCCATCTTCTGGAACATGTTCCAGCACACGACCTCCTGGTTGACCAGATACAAGACCTGATCCGCCCCGTACGTGTACTTTAGTGCTTCAATAACATCAGTGGTACTCGCCATGATTCCCCTGCCATTGCGTCAGGAGACTGGCGCTATACATCTGGTCCGGGGTTCAACATCGGCCAGAGTTCGTTCGTACGTTGCTCTGGCGTTTTGTAGCCGCCGGTCTTGCCACTGGTCAAGGACGATTCGCCGCCCCGTCCGGGGAGCACCGATTCTCGGGCCTTGGCCGCAGTTTTCCGATCCTGCTCGCGACTCAGCTTTTTAATCGCTTCCCATCGCTTGGCGAACATATCCGGAAATGCCGTATCGAGATCATCGCCCTCGTGCGAGTAGTAAATATCCCGCATGAGTTCCCCGACAATTTCGTCATCCGGCAATCCGTGCTGTTCGCGTAGCTGCATGAACCGCGAATCGAGGTCTTTTTCGGCCTGTTTCCCCTGCGACTGTCCGACTTGATCTCGCAGGCCCTTGTAGTCCTGATAGATTGTCGCCAGTGCGCGATCCCGCTGCTGAAGTTGCGACCGTAGTGGTTGAATCCCTTCGCTCACCAACCGCTCCACCATCTGTGCCGCCGTGTTGCCATCCAGATACGGCATCTTCCGTAGCTGGTCGACCATCGACGGCCCCTGCTGTTGCGGTTGTTGCGGCTGCGCCTGCTGTGCGCGTTGCTGCTGCGCTTGGCTATGTTGCTGCAATTGCTGGGCGTATTGCTGCAACTGCTGCTGCTGCTGTGTGCGTTGCGAATCCCACTGCTTCCGTTCTTCAGCTAGGGCTTGGGTCTTTTTGGTGTATTCGGCCTGGACCTCTGCCGGCCACGCTGAACCCCCGCTGCTTGCGCCGTCTCCGGTGTCAACGGTGGTGTCACCGCCTTCTGGTGCGGCAACATCAATTACGTCTTCTGCCATGTTTTCCCCTGTCGAGTGGGTCGTGAGTCGCCAAGCCCGTGTTCACTTGCCAATGAATGGTCTTGTCGGTGTTCAGTTCCCGTATTCGCCGTGAGTACCGGCAGTGCTGCCCGTAGTGTGCCACAGACATCCCCCGGATGTCTATTGTGCGTCCGGTCACGGACGCTTCTTCGGCATCCCAGATTCACTGGCCGCAATCGCTTTGGCCTGTTGGGGATTGGTCACCACCTGCCCACTAGAGGAGTGGAGGTTCCCATCGTGATACTCCTGCATCACCGTGCCGAACTTGTCTGGCTCGGACCCAGGGCGTCGTACCCCTTTGCCGCCGCCATTGTGTGTGCGTCGTCGAATCACTTCCCCCGCCTCCTCACGTTCTTACTCTTTTCCCTTGCCCATCGCTGGAGAAACGGCTTCACTGTCTCGTCCCACGCGCCTTCAATGCCAGTAAACTCCTCAAGCCTTTGGCGTATCTCCTCTTCCGGGACATGTCGCCCCAGCTCTTTCGTGGCTTTTTCGGCCAGTGCCGCAATAAGCTTTTCGTACTGGATTTGACCGGCGGTCTGCAACTCGGCCAGCCAGCCGTGGCTCGCCCCTCGGCGCGGTCGTCTCGACAAACGCCCAAAAGTCCCACGCTCTACTGTCTGCCCAACTGGATAGCTCCCCGCTTTCTCTCTTAGCTCACGATAACGCTCGTCTCGGGCGTCCAACGTCTTATCACTAGGCCAGTCATCTAGGACAAAATCATCATACGCATCCCGCTGAGCGGTACGCAGATCATGGCTGATGCCCCCTGTTATCCTAACGTCATCCTCTAGTTCAACGATCCGTGGATCGATATAATCCAGTTCAGAACCACCCTCCTCAGTAGGAATGGCTGAACGCTGGGACCAGCCGGGCTCACCATATGTCAGTTCGGTTGCGAGCCAATCGGCGTCTATCTCCTCATCCGGCCCCCAAGTAACTGATGTCACCCGGGGGAGATTGGGATAATCCAGCTCAAGTTCACCAACAACCTCTTCTCCCAGGCGTCGAAGTCTGTCCTGACCGCCCCAAAACGCCTTCTCCTGTTCAGGGGTGGCGAAATCTCCAAATTCCCTTGCTATTTCTCCGGTATCGAGAGCCTGCTGCAACCACCGGGTCAAGAACTCGCGCTTGCTCTCGTTATGGGGAAACCTCATAACAGTTCTTGGGCCTACACTCGATGACGTGCCCGTCTGCACCAGTCCCTTAAGTACCTCTGGTATCCTCCTGACCACAGCTCCCGCTTGGGGAAGATATTTCGCCCCGCCAAACAGGGCTGGCATTATTCCGGCAATCGCCATTAACGACCCTGGGCTGAGCGGCATCTCACTGCGGACAGGCGTATCCGTGTGCATGCGCCGTCGCACATCACGTCGTTCTGCCTCAGAGAGATCCTCGAATCCTTGCCCGGTTAGAAACTCACCCGTGACTAAGGACTCTGTAAAGTCTTTCGCCCAATCTGGTGCGCTTAACTGAACTTGTGTTGGCATTACTGCGGTCCTTGGCGTTGTTGCGCGAAGGCTTCCATGATCTGGGCCGGAGCCTGTGGGGCGACCTGTTCCGCCGCCCGGATTTGCTCCATCGCCTGATCGACCGTCTCCGCAGCCGCCTTCGCCGCCGCTTGCTGGGTGGCTTGGGCTACGGCGCTGGCTGTTTGCGACTGCTGTGCGCCCTGTTGCCGACGTTCGGACGCCTCAAGCAGGATCTGGCGACACCGGTTCCAGAATTCGACAAACCCCTCTTGTAATTCCGCCGAGGCGCTTAACCACTCGGTTGTCGCCATCTGTGACTCTAATTCGTCCATGATGACGCGCAGATTCCAAAACGGCATGGGCAAATGCTCGGGAATAGACTCTCCATGCCATAACCGCTCTACGAGGGCCATCCCCAGCTTGCGATAGGTCGTTTCTTGACTCTCTCGCCCGAGATCGCCCATCTCCAGGTCGGCGGCAATCTTCTCTTTGTCGATTTTGCCCGTCCGCTCGTCCAGATAGAGCACATTGAGCGGCGATTGCAGGTGTTCGCGAATCCGGGCCTCGCGAAGCGCCCGAAACTCCGGCACAAGGCTCCCGCGCTCAACCGTGATCGAATAATCCGTCCCCGCTTGCAAAATCTCGGAGGTCTGGAAGACAAACACCTCATCGCGCATGGACCGGTCGGTATAGTGCATGGTCCGGAAGGGCGGATAGTACTGTTTCACCCGATTGACCCGCATTTCCTTCACGGCGGACATCTGTTTGCCGATATGGAGATAGAGATTGCCCCATTGGCTGTCGATCATCTCCTGCAAGAGCGGCACTGCCGTAGGTCCGCGCAATTGGCCGGGGAATTTCTGTTCTTGGAACAGATCCACGCCCCCGGAAATCTCCCGCATGAGTTTGACGACCAGATCAATGGAGGGCATGTACCACGCGGGCAGATTCGGCGGGTCACGCCGCTGAATCATCTTCACCCCCTGCTCATTGAGGCCATTTTCAATGGGTGCGGGGTAATCTGGCGGAATATCTTCTCGTTTGAGCCCCTGCCCGAGCAATTCGTTGGCGTAGAGCGAGGCATTGGACTGTTCTCCGAGCTGCGAGAGGCGTTTATTCAAGAACCGCTGCGGCGGAATCAGGTCGGAGATGTAATCGCTGTTCCAGAAGCTCACCGTGGTCGGGGCCCAGTGGAAATCCACCAGCGGAATCGACTCATACGGGTTATCTTCTTCGACCAAGACCTCTTCGTCCGGGATAAAGACGCAATAGCGTCCACGCGGATGCTCTTCGGAGATGGGACTATAGCGTTCAACCACCACCGTGAGGTCGGGGTCATTCTTATCGCGACTCCCCTGCACCCGTGGGATGAGATCCTGTAAATGTACGGACCCCGTTGGGGCTCCGAGGGAATTCAGGTCGGTCGAGAGAATCCGCACGTCACTGGCGTCCTTGAGACTCTCGACCGTCTTCTCACTGAGGTCGTAATTCTCCTTCAGCCACCCGACCGTCCGAATCTTGGCAATATAGACCGCCTGATCGGGAGCCAGATCGGAGACCGAGCGCACCGAGGCATCAATAAAGACCTGTAACGGACTCAGGACTTCACTCCCGACGTCTCCGGCGAGGACCATGTCCTCGATGACCACGAATTGCTCTTGTGGCGCGCCTTGCGCGAGGCGTTCCTGTCGTTCGGACTCGGAAATCTCGTCTGACGAGATGACATCGGTCCACTGCAACTCATTGGTTTCTGGATCGAAGCGCGGCAGCGGTTCCATGCTCGCGTCCTTGACCCAGGGCACATACTCGAACGCCACGCCGCCAATCGCCATCCACCAGAGCAGTTCCCACGTCCGGGAGGGTTGGTCAAGCTTTTCGTCGAGTGCTGTGATGAGTTTGTTCACCACGTCACTTTTCGCTACGGATTCCGGGTCTTGTTTGTCCGCCCGCGCCTTAAAGACGGGGGCCACGCTCGACAACCGCCCGAGCATCTTGTGGAGCATCTGCCCCAGCATGTTGAAGACGAGATGGAGCTTGTTCGGGTCGCGTTTTCTGGTAAACAGGGACCGTTTTTCAGATCCCACCCAATGTTCCCCAGAGACAAACGCCAAATTCGTCAGAATCCGCAGCTCAACAGACCCCACCTCTCGCGACTTCTGGGCACGTAGCCGGTTGTAGTCTTTCGTGTAGTCAACGAGCAGTTCCGCTTTCGTGGGCATCGCTTAGACCCTTCGTGGCCCCGGCATCGTGGGCATCCCCTGCGGCAGGGGTCGCCGTTGCGGACCCATTGGTATCTGGGGAGGACCGGGTGGACGCATGCCCGCTTGGGCGAGGAGCTGCTGAAGTCCTTGTGGCGCTCCCCCCATGCCCGGCATCGGGCGACGTGGCGGTCCTGCGGCCTGCATCTGGGGACGTGGCGGTCCTGCGGCCTGCATGGGGGGACGCATCCCTGGGGGCATCCTAGGGGGCATCCCTGGAGGCGTGGCGAGGCGCGGCGGCGCTTGGGGGGGCCGTGTCAGCGGCTGCGGGCTTCCCGGTGGTGGTCCCCCTTGGGGGGCACGCATCTGGGCTTGCATCCCCTCCAAGACCGGGCCTTGATCGCCCTCGTCCGGGGGCGCACTGCCTTGCAAGGGCTTCCGGCGCACACGCTGCTGCCCGAGATCGGGTTGCGGTATTCGCCCATCATCACGCATATTGGCCTCCCGTCGCTTCTTTTCGAGGTCGTATCCTCTTCCCGCAGGCATCAATTCGCTCCTAGGTGGGCATCCATATCCGGGGTCTTCCAGCTCTCTATCGATTGCGCGGCCCCTTCCTCTTCGAGGACGCGTTCGAGATCCGCCATCCGTGTTTCGAGTGACGTGAGTCTGGCATGATGCTTGTTTATGGCCGCGTCCCACGGACGGGCTGTGACCCCGAGCCATGACCGCAACCAGTGACGCAGCGTTCTCATTACTGGGCTCCTAGGTGGGCATCGCCCGGTGACCGGCGTTTCTTCCGCAGCGGGGTGCCCATTGGTTGAATATTGTAGAGCGGGGCCATTGTGGGCGGCGGGCCTTCGACGCGTCCGCGTGGATGGCGGGAGAGCACATGTTCCACGCAATCGAGGACGTGGTCATGGATCTTGAGGCGCTCGTAGCGTCCGGCGCTACTGGTCTTGTCCGGCCATTGCGCGTGCTCCAATTCATAGGGGAGCATATCGAGCCACGGGGCCAAGAAGATTTCGTTGTGCTGGAAATACTGCCGGGCGGCTTCGGTGCGGACTTCCCGGCCACGATGGTTCGCCAGCAGGTGGAGGCCATGATGGGCGCACTCGGCCTTGAACTGGGAGTTCGCATCAACCCAGGCCACCGGACGGGCCTTCCAGCGTTGCGCCATTGCCACGACTTCCTGCACCCACCGGACAATCGAACTATCGGGGTCGAGTTCCGGCGTATTCGCCACATACCGATAATTGGTCACTTCGTCGAGGACTACCGCCTGTCCCTCGGGCGACACAGCCACAGCCACTGCCGCGCAATAGGTGCCCGTGTCCGCCCCAAGCACCACAACCCAGTCGTCGCCGAGGGTGAGATCGGCACGAACCGTGGGCGTGCGCGTGCAGAGCTGCGGCTGCGTCTCGGGTGAGAGTTGGCGGTCTCCCCTTTGGTAGTTATACACGCGCCCCACGAAATCGCCAAGTTTTCCGAAGTAGGCAATCGAAAATTTTTCACGGGTGAGCAGGGTTTCATCCCGCTTCATTGCGGTTTCGTCGAAGCTGTAGGGATTGACCGTCGCCGGTATCCCGCACTTGCAGACCCAGTCGGTGAAGTCCGGATGCCCGTGTCCGTGTTCGTGAAAGACGCTGACCCAGGGACGATCCGGGGTCGTCGGGAACACGGCGTAGCCTTGCCGCACCCGCAGGTTCTGGGAGACGGAGGTGAAGCATTCGATGCCGGGGAGTTGATACGCCTCGCAGTAGATATAGGCATCGACCTCCTTGCCTTTCAGGGATTCGGAGCGTTCCCAGCTCCGGGCCTCGAACCGCGCCCCATTATCGAGTTCCAGCCAGAGCCGCCCGTCCTTGGGACGATTCTGAAGGGCTTTGGGTTTTTGATTCAGGCCCCGCTCGGAGCAGAGGGCTTCGAGGAGGTAATCAAACTCGGGGGCGCACATGTCGTATTCATTCCCGACCAGATACACCCGCGCATGGGGGACGGCCCCAAACGCTGCCGCCCACAGCCCCGCCCCTGCCGACTTCCCGGATTTATAGGCCCCCAGTTCGGCCACCACCTTGGCCCGCCCATACGCCCGTGGGATCTGTCCATACCACGCACACTCCCCCTCGGGATTGCGGGCATAGACCGCGTTATCGGTGCCCTCGGGCACGGGGTCATCGGTTAAGTCATACCCATCGGTCGTCGCCCACCACGCGGCTTGATGGACAAACGGAATGAACTCCATCTGCTGACAGAGAAACCCGCGGAACTCGGTAATGAGCTGGTCACGCAGGGGGACGGGAATCGCGGTGACAGGCATGAGGGCGTTGACAGGTCCGGTGTGTTGGATACGTATCCATCAATGCAGACGTTGCGAGGCGCTAAAGATGGGCTCCGGGGCCTGGGGCGTCTCGGTGAGCTGCCCGGTCTCCTTGTCAATCCCGCACCCCACCTGCGCCAGCAGGGCGTTCGCCATCAAGAGATGTAAGTCGCGCCAGATCGCCTCCGGGGTATTCGAGTGAATACAGCCGGAAATAAACGACACCGCCGCATTGGCCGCGGCATTCGGGGGCAGTTCGAGTCGCTCGGCTTCACGCGCCAGATGCTCCACAAACACCAGGGTGCTCTTGAGTTCCTCCACATCCACGCCCAACTGGATGCTCGCTGTCTCAAACTCCTCATCGGTCGTCGCGGCCGATAAGGTGACTTTCTCGATTACCCGCTCGTCGTTCGCCATGCCCGTCTCCTCCGTGAAGGTTCCACGTGGAACACTTATTGCACCGTCGTCTTTTCCCGGTCATAGCGCGTCAGCAGATCATGATAAAACTGCGCCAGAGGACTCTCGCGCCCCGCCATCCCCGCCACCTTCGCCTCAATCGCCGTCCGACACGTATCCGCCTTCAACTTCGTGCCCCCGTCCGCCTCCGCATAATTCGTCGTCCAGAGGAAATACGCCAGCTCGTTATAATGCTTCGTTACCGCCGCGTCCAGCCGTTGGGGATCCGTCATCCGATGCCACGCCACGCCCCCCAGCATCACCTCCAACGCCTCCACCACCTCCCGCTGCTCGGTCCACTGCCGCTCGCACGCGATCCGCTGCGCCTCGCTCTCCGTCCCGTCGCAAAAATAGGGCACGACCTCCCCGACCGGGGCCCCCGCTAACACCATCTGCGCGAATTCCTTCGCCTCCTCCAGTGTCAATCGTCGCAAATCCTCGCCCGTCCCCATAGACCCCCCCTCGACGCCCCTCCGGTAACTCCACCACCACCCGACACCCACACGCCTCCGCATACCGCAACAACCACCGCGTCGAACTCGTCCCCCGCTTCCCCCGCCGTCGATACAAATACTGATGCACCGCCCCCTGACTCACCCCCATCCGCTCCGACACTTCCCGAATCGTCATCCCCGCCGCTTCCCGCATCTCCTGCAACACCCCCGCAAACCCCGCCTGCTCCGCCACCTCCCCGTAGCCCAAGACTCGTCGCCGCATAACGCCATCCTACCACCAACCGGCT